GCGAAAGATCAATTCTCGTGGGCTAACGCAGGTCCTGGAGCGGTGCGAGGATTAAACCGTATACATTTGCGTGACCTTAAAAAAGGCATGAATCAAGACACCGCAAATATAGAAATGCAACTGTTGTTAGAAGAAGCTCCTGTATATTGTAAACCTCATGTGCCTATAGCTCGTGTAGATATGCGTACCATTGAGCATAGCTTGTGTGAGTGGGATAAATACGAACGTGTGCGTTTAGGACAAGGCACACCTAGAAGTAGATATAACGCAAACATATTATCAAATGATAACTTTAAGAAAGGGACTGTAGAATGAAGTTCTTAATGACACTATTCCAAATACAAGATTATGGTGGCATAATTAACCATGCTGAGTATTTGACTAAAGGCTTAAAAGAGTTAGGGCATGAAGTAGATTTTTGTATGCTCGTTCCTAAAAGTGCTGTTTCTAATAGAGCACCAATCCGCGGTAGGGATGGAGATTATAAATCTTTAGAAGGCGGGACAGGATATAAGTTTCACCAAGCACGAGGGTGGAAGGGTATACCCAAGATACCTTACGTGAGTAACCAAGCACGAAAGTTATTTAAAGAGAAGTGTAGTAAATATGATGCTGTTCTCTGGCACATACCTGTACCTACCCTTAACAAAGATAATACAGAGATTACAGCTTGGCTAGATTTGTATGATCATGGTAGCAAAAACATTGCTATCATACATGATGGCAACCTGCCTAAGTTGTATCCACACCTTATCTCTGTTTCAGAATATTTTCATGCGGCTGTATGCGTTCATGAAAGTGCCTATAACTCGGCAAAATATTTAAATATTCCACGCAAGTTAATCTTAAACCCATTTAAAATACATGGGGATTTTGGTTATGATTTTGATAAACGTAGTGGTGCATTAGCAATCCAAATATTTAAAGCGTGGAAACGAGTGGATACTTTGGTTCGTGCTGTACCGTTTATAAAAGAGACTGTTGTAGTCGGTGGGGCAGGGATTGAATATAGATATATGACCAGTAAAGATAAGTGCAAACCTAAATATTTTGATTCTAATGGTAATCGTATTTGGGTTGTAGCTTTAGATCATGGCATGATTTATCGTGGCGTTGTGCCTAATGAAGAAGTATTAAAATTACTTGGTGAAACTAAGCTACAGATAGACCCTAGCTTCTCTAAAAAGTATTCTGACTATGGCGCACACTTTAATCGCACAACGGTAGAAGCTATGATCAAAGGTGCTGTGCCAGTGGCTACAGATTTGGGTATGAAAAATAGCCAGATATTTAAGTCTGGGGAAAATTACATAGAGATACCTCATACAGCTACTCCCGAAGAATTTGGTGATATAGTAAACGAAGGGTTAACTAATAAGGAGCAGTGGGAAACAATACGACATAATAATCTGGGGTTGTTAAATAAGTTTGATATGCGGAACGTAGCGCAAGAATATGTAGATATTGTAACTCAACCAACGCATTTTCTTGAAAAAGGTCAACCAGAACAGAATATTCAGCTAATTATCGATTGCAATAAAAACCTACAGTTCTTTGGTTTACCGAGGCTTTCGACGCTACTCGAAGAGCGCTATGACTATACGCAACAAGGTTACCATACCCAACTATAATAACAACCATCGAGGAGGCTACTATGCAGTCGATACACGCAAGAAACGTAAGCGAGGCATTATACCTAGCTATAAAATATTTAGAAGTTAACGGAGTAGAAGTACAAACTCGTAATGGGGCAGCTTTAGAGTTTCCCACCCCTGTTATGACAACCTATACAGATAGCCGTGAACGAGTGCTGTTTTATCCCCAAAGGGATGCCAACCCATACTTTCACTTCATGGAATCTTTATGGATGTTAGCAGGGCGTAATGATGTAGAATGGATTAGCCAGTTTAATGGCAGGATAAACACCTACAGTGATGATGGTCAACATTTTCATGGGGCATATGGTTTTAGATGGAGAGAATGGTTTAAAGAAGATCAATTATTAACGGCTATCCATAGATTGAGGAATTATCCAAATGATAGAAGAACAGTTATTGGGATGTGGGATCCATGGGAAGATTTGCAGGAGGATAACGATGGCAAAGATTACCCCTGTAATACCCAGATTTATTTTTGGTCTCGTAAGGGCAAACTAAATATGACTGTAGTTAATCGCAGTAATGATATGATCTGGGGGGCTTACGGAGCTAACGCTGTGCATATGTCTTTTTTACTAGAGTACATGGCAGCGATGTGTGGACTTCGGGTAGGGATTTACTATCAGTTTAGTAATAATCTTCATGCTTATGTAGATACCTTACAAAAGTTAGAAAACTTGCCGTTAGATTATGAGCCATACCTTACTATAGCAGATGATGGGTTAAGCTATGCCCCTCCACCTTTAATAGATAACCCTGCTACTTTTGATCAAGACCTTAGTCAGTGGTTTAAAAGGTGGGGAGGCGATAATAAGGCTAGTAAAACAAGATTAAAATACAATGACAAAGTTGAAGATACAGGTGCGATAAATGATTACCTGAATACAACGGCAACACCTATGATTAAATCTTGGAGAGCGTGGAAAAGTAAAAATACAAACAAACTATTTATGGATGAAGCCATAATAGAGGCAACAACAATTAACGATAGGGCATGGCGTAAGGCGTGTCTTGAATGGTTAGAGAGGAGAACATAATGAGTGTTCAGTCAGATAAAGTCGAGTATAATTACAGTGAAATGATCACACTCGTAGAAAAAGTAGCACAAGTAGATGTTACAAAACTACATAAGGCAGAGCAGAGTTACGGAAACAGTTGGAAACAAAGAGGTGGCGTAGGAGCGTTTATGATGCTTGCCCGAAAGTGGGACAGGCTTGAAAAGCAAGTAAATGAAAGCAACTATGACATCTTTCTTGCTGCTGAAAAAGACACTAGAGCTGAAGGTATCTTGGATGATATACAAGATTTACGCAGGTATCTTATGTTAGTTGAAGCAGAAATTATTCGGAAGGAAACAACGAATGACCAAGAGCCAGACCTCTTCCTCGAAGACAGATGCGAATGGAAAACTAGATGAAGTGCTAATCGCCGTTTGTGAGTGTGGGGCTACGAAGGAGGTTACTTTTCGCAATTTGAAAAATAAGTGGGCTAAATGTCATAAATGCAACCAACCGATGAAAGTGAAAAGTAATGCAGTTTCCTTTATTTCAACCCCCGACTGAGTGGGTTATGCCTGATGGTTATCCAGATCTTAGCCATGCTAGAGAAGTAGCTATAGATTTAGAAACTAGAGATCCTAACCTTACAACAATGGGTTCAGGGTGGGCTAGAAAAGATGGACATATTATAGGTATCGCTATAGCAGTCGAAGGCGACCAATGGTACTTTCCTATACGACATGATTTAGGTTCTAATCTTGACCCCAAAACAACAATCAGGTGGTTGCAAGAGATATGTTCAAAAGATCGTGATTATATTTTTCACAACGCCCCTTATGATGTCGGGTGGTTGCTTGCAGAAGGTGTAACTATTCAAGGGAGAATAGTAGACACAATGGTTGTTGCCCCTTTGTTAGACGAAAATCGTTTTAGCTATGCCTTAAACGCTATTGGCAGAGATTACTTGCAAGAGCGTAAATCAGAAAAAGAACTACGAGAAGCAGCAGAGGCATTTGGTATCAATGCTAAAAGTGAGATGTACAAACTCCCTGCTGCTTATGTAGGAGCTTACGCAGAACAAGATGCAGCATTGACCTTACGCTTGTGGACACATTTTAAAGGGTTAATTATAAAAGAAGATATTGGTGATATTTTTGACCTAGAATTAAAAGTATTGAAAACGATTATACCTATGCGACAACGTGGCGTCCGTGTAGATTTAGAAAAAGCTGAGCGTATTAAAATTGATTTAGAGCAGCGTGAAAAGAAATTACTTGACGAAATTAAAAAACAATCAGGTATCGCTGTAGAGTTGTGGGCTGCTGAGAGTGTATCAAAAGCATTTGATGCTCTAGGTTTAGAGTATAGTAAAACAGAAAAAACAGGAGCACCAAGCTTTACTAAAGGATTTTTAGCAAACCATCCCCACAAAATACCACAAATGATTGTACAAGCTAGAGAGTTTAATAAAGCAAGAACTACTTTTGTAGATACAATATTAAAGCACCAGATAAATGGGCGTATCCATGCTGAGCTACACCCTCTGCGTTCTGACGATGGCGGCACAGTCACAGGTAGATTTAGTTACAGTAACCCTAATCTTCAACAAATCCCTGCTAGGCATGGCGAAATTGGTCCAATGATACGTAGCCTATTTATACCCGAACAAGACACATTATGGGGGGCGTTCGATTACTCTAGCCAAGAACCACGCATAGTTGTGCATTACAGCAAGCTCATGGGCTTCAGAGGGGCTTCTGACTTTGCAGAACAATACAATGCAGATGCACGAACAGACTTTCACCAAATGGCAGCAGATATTGTGGGGGTTCCTCGTAAACAGGCTAAAGATATTAACCTCGGTTTGTTCTACGGTATGGGGTCTAAAAAGTTGGCAGCAAGTTTAGGTTTAGAGTTTGAAGATGCAAAAGAGTTGTTTGCTCAATATCATGAAAAAGTACCCTTCGTACGAGAGCTAAGTGATTACGCTATAAACAGAGCAAGCCAAAAAGGTGTGATTCGTACCGTTCTAGGCAGACGTTGTAGATTTGATAAATGGGAACCAAATAAGTATGGGAGTTGGAAACCAATGACTTACCAAGAAGCTTATGCCGAACATGGTCCTGCAATCAAACGAGCGTTTACTTATAAAGCTCTTAATAAACTTATCCAAGGAAGTGCTGCCGATCAAACTAAAGCTGCGATGGTTGCTTTAGCTGATGAAGGTATACTTCCCATGATTCAAGTACATGATGAACTAGATGTCTCCGTAGAAAGTGAAGACCAAGCTAAAAAGATTACGGAGATAATGCAGGATTGCGTCAAACTAGAAGTACCCTCCGTAGTCGACGCAGAGTTTGGACCAAATTGGGGGGAAGCAAAACAAACATTCACGGAGAAACCATGGACAAGAGGATTAAAAGACAACCACAGCGAAATGAAAACTTAGCCAAGCTACACGCTCGGTTAAAAGGTGGACACGTTGTTAGGTATCATACACGACCAGAGTTAGGAGATGGGCAAAATGTAGCTGCTCATACTTGGAGGGCGATAGTTATTTTGCAAACCCTTTATCCTGACGTAAGTAAAAACTGCATCCTGCATTTATTATATCACGATGTAGCAGAAGCTGAGGTAGGAGATGTACCTGCTACGACTAAATGGAATTACCCTAAAATCAATGATCTAATGGTAAAAGCTGAAAAAGCTTATGAACAATCTATTAGGGTAGGCGATACTGTACACAAAATTACTGAAGAAGATAAAAAGATGTGTGATATTGCCGATAAATTAGAGCTTGTATTGCATTGTTATCGTTTAATGCAACAAGGCAATGGTATGGCAGAAGATGTTTTTTTACGAGGGGTAGATTATTTAAATAAAACGTACAGAAACGAATTGATTTTTGAACCTGTTTCTGAAATAATCAGAACACTGTGTGATGATGTTTAAAGGAGTCGAGTAATGATTGTGGGATTTACTTGTGGAACATTTGATTTAGTACACGCAGGTCATGTATTGATGTTAAAAGAAGCAAGCGAAGTATGCGACTTTTTAATCGTAGGGCTACATATAGACCCAAGTGAAGAGCGTGAGTGGAAAAATAAACCAGTGCAATCTATTCATGAACGCTTTATACAATTAGAAGCGATAAAATACGTTGATTATGTTTTACCTTATCATACTGAAAACGATATGCACGAGCTATTGCAGATACTTAGAGTAAACGTCCGTATAGTAGGTGAAGAGTATAGGAATAGACCTTTAAGCGGAGAACACCTGCATGAAGATTTAAATATAAAGCTGCACTATAATAGCCGTAGACATGGATTCTCCTCGACCGAATTACGAGACCGAGTAAAAAGAGCAAATAAAATAAGTCAAATGAATTAAATGCTGTTACACTAAATTACAGGCAAAATCATAGAAAGGATTTTACATGGCAGATAATGAAGGTGAATATCGAGTAAAAGGGCGATATAAGTATCATTATGGCAACCCATTACCAAGACACGGTAGCCCAAGAGATAGAGGTAATATGGATGCCTACTATGGTCGTCCGCCACGACCACATTATTTCGTAGGAAAAACACATTTCTCTAAAGAAATAAGCGAAGACAATATGTCTGACCAAGAAATAAAAGAATATTACAAAGGCTACAATGAAGAGGAAGACCGCAAAGATTGGGGTGAGGAGTGAATATATTCTTACTAGATTATGACCACGAAACTTGCGCTCAATACCATTGCGATAAACACGTTGTTAAAATGCCATTAGAATCTACCCAAATGCTCAGCACTGTTCATTGGCGACACAATGCTGAGGGACCATATTTACCTGTTCATCAAAAACATCCTTGCACATTATGGGCAGGACAAACTGTAGAAAACTACAAATGGCTCTGGCGTTTAGGTATCGCATTATGCAAAGAGTATACTTTCAGGTATGAAAAAATCCATGCTTGTGAAAGAATTCTTGCCATACTGCGATGCCCCCCTGTAGAATTAACTGCAAGAGGAGTAACGAAACACCCTCAGGCTATGCCTGATGAGTACAAATCACCGACACCGTTACTTGCTTATCATAACTATTACATCGGTGAAAAAGCGAGGTTATGTACATGGAAGAAAAGAAAAGTCCCCCCATTCATGGAGGAAGTAATGTTATCCCATTCACAAGAGAAAAAAGATCCCATTCTGAAGAGAAAAACATCATTGTAGAATCTTACGAAGTTGATGTTCTTGTCTGCTCTCTATGTGGAGATAACTCTTTTTTCTTACTCAATGAACATACAAGACAGATTGGTTGCTCATCATGTGGATATTTAACAGGAACTTACTGGACACAGAAGAAAGATAATGATTTCCCTAGCTAATGTGAGGAATAAACAAGATAACAAAAGAGTTATCAATACTAACTGCTTTGCTATTATAAAGTATAGATATTTCGCAGAAAGGAGATACTATGGCAAACTATGATAAAACCGCAGTCGATAAAGCGATTGCAACATCTACAAAGCCCATTAGCAAAAAAGAGGCAAAACTCATCCACGCATTGCTAAAGGGGAATAAAAAATGAAACCACAAGCAGACGCATATGTGTTTAACGAGGGTAGGTCTCGTTTGATACTACATTATGCAGATATTAATCAAGCCTACATAGTGTACCGTGAAGATGGTACTGATTACTACGGAGCTCCTATACAGGGCAATGTGAAAGTTCATAATGAGTTTAGCGATGCTAAAGCTGATTATGACGACAGGGTAAACTTCATTAAAGAGTTAGAAGCAACACAAGTCAAATTTAATAAAATAGATAAAATGCAAGCGGCAGAAACGATCGAAGAGTTGTTTGGGGGTGACACATGATGAAAATGCAAGAGCGATATATGCCTCGTTTTAAAATGGATCATGATTTACCTGTCGGTTCTTTTTGGCAACGAATGAGGTGGCACAAAAATGATGTAGATGTTTATTTCTGGTCAGAACGTGATGGTGATAGTTATATGTGCCGTCGTAGTGATGTAAACTCAGATTACTCTAGTGGAGACGCTAACCGTCTTCCATTTGATCCTGGTTTCACGACAGAAGATACCACGTTAGAACATCAAGTCGAAAGGTACAAAGAAATTATTGCTTTGACTGAGGCTTATCTACAATGGAAAGGGTTAAAAAAATATCCGAACCAAGATGTTCGTGACCACTTTAAAAAAGAAGCTGACGCTAAACATCTGGAGTTAAGTCCAATTAAGGAGGTGAATTATGTCCGTTAAGAAAATGTATTTATGGCATGGTGACAGTAATGACTGGAGATTATTCGACAATCCCCTCGGTGAGCCACAAGGATATAGTGCGGATTTCACATCAATTTCAGAAGCTTTGAAATTTGCAAAATCTAACAACATAACTGTGATTTACGAGAAGGGAGGTACAAATGCTATCAGCTGATTTAAAAATGTTTACGGGGACCGAACAATGGTTTCGTCACCCACTGAGCTCTAACTTTCTTTACACTGATGGTGTAAAGTTCTTTGCTGAACACTGCGGAGGAGGTGCATACTGGTTCCTAGATATACTAGCTACCGAGCTTGCCGATTTGCAGGAAAAAGAAGAGTTTATGTCTATCACACTAGATGTGTTCGATGACGACTCTGCAAAAATAACTGCCGACGACGGCAACGGTAATGTGCTATGGACACGTAACATAGATTTTACAGATGCTGAAGTGGGTACATGGAAATTCTTCCTTACTAACAATGTCTTACTACTACCAAGTGAGTACTGAATGATAGAAACAGCATTGATGTGTCTTGCCTTAAATATTTATTTTGAGGCAAGATCCGAACCCATTGAGGGGCAAATAGCAATAGCGGAGGTTACTCTTAACAGAGTGGCCTCTGCTAATTATCCTAACGATGTATGCAGTGTAGTCTTGCAAAAGAATAAAGATGGCTGTCAATTTAGTTGGTGGTGCGATGGTAAATCAGACCAACCAAGAGAACATAATTCTTTACGGACATCTAAAGCTCTTGCTGAACTTATGTTAAAAGAGGGTCACCATATTACAGTTATCGGTAATGAGGCAACGCACTATCACAGTAATGATGTGCATCCATATTGGGCAAATGATTTGCACAAAATACGACGGATCGGGAAACATATATTCTATAAGAAGAAAGATAATGATGAATGGTTACGTCCTCAGTTAAGACCTAATAAGATAAATTGATACTTATCATTAGTTTTATCCTGTAGTAGTATAGCTATATGGTGTGCAACACTCGTCATTTTTGTGTACGACATTACACTTGTCCTTTCGGCTTGTTGCACATCATGTAATTCTTGGGAGTCCGCACGTAGTGCGTTGTAACACCTGAGCGAGGGGGCAGGTTTCCCAAGAACCCCTCACAAATTTAACCAACCGATTACTCAAGAAAGGAGTATATCATGAATGAGAAAGAAGAAGTAAATGGGTTATCTGATATTTATACTGATCCTAATAGGACTAGTGAGTATCCTGTTCCGGATATAGCAGGGAAAATTTCTGCCGATTGTGAAAACTTAGGGCAGACACTCCGTACATTAGCAGATGAAATTGAGAAACTGCACAAATATCAAAACAATCTTGCTAGGAAAATACCACCTAGTGAGAGAGTAACCGAAAGGCTTACTACTGCTATAAAAGATGCCTTTCATGAAAATGAGGCTTTGCGTGATTCAATATGGCTTTTGTTTGAAGAAAATATAAAAGAGCTTATACGCAGTGTAGATGTAGATATTGATGCCTCTGTTGAACTTAACGATGCAACCGTTGAAATCAACAACGCTTCTCTGAAGGTGTGATATGGGGCGTAAACATTTACAGACTACCCACTCTATTTCACAAGTGCGAGCTATCATTAGCTCGCTACTTTACGCCTCTGAACGTGAGTTTCAATTAGAGAATGAAGCTATTGGCGTTTCTGTGAAAGAGTTTGATGATAGTCGTAGGCTAGGGGTAGTTATCTTCACCCTAGCCACAATCTGTTTTAGTAACCCTGACGCATTAAAAAGATTAGAAAGAAGGGTAGCTGAAATCAATAGGCAAGTACACTTGTTAGATACTCGCCGAACAAAAGATGCCAAACGTGAAGGGAGGAAAGTATGAGTGAAGATAAACTAAAAGAGTTGCAGAAGGTTGTGACACAAATGTCTTTGAATCTTCTGCGAGTTCAGAATGACCTGCGTAATTTTATCAGAGAGCAAGAAGATATTAATGCAGGGTTCAAACAGCAGATCGACCTTAGACCTGTAACTATGAATCAAATGAGGGATGAACTCTTTGACGATGTAAGTAAGCAGGTTGAGTGGAGGTTATCTCAAAAAGTAGTTGAGTTTGATGGTGCTGTCAACAAATTTTTTGCTAACGCTAGATTTATACCTGATGCTAAAGTATCTGAACAATTTGATACTGAGTTTGAATTAGATAAATTGGAGGAAAGTAAGTAATGGCATTTATAGTAAGAGCAAAAGATCTTGAACCATTGTTAGAATGGCTTGAGACTTGTCCATGTACATACAATATAAGCTCAATGCAGACTGGGAATGTTCATGTTAAATTCCTGTTAAAAGATGTTGAAGCTCAAATGATGGAGGTTAAGCATGACTAATCCTTTATTAACCTTTTATATAGAAGAATCTAACATGGATTACTGCGGTATGTGTCAACAATTAGGCGAACCTCAGTATGGTGTAAAGATGC